ATAAGTACCAAATTCACACTTATTATCGTGCCAACCTTTTGATAAAGCCGTTTCAAAAGCATCATTACAATATTGATTTAACCCTTTACGATTATTCAATTCTTTTTTAATAGCTTCTTTCAATTTACGATTCTGCATAATCAAATATTTATTACAATCTACCATTTCTTCTAAAGCCATTTCATTCCAATCATAATCATTCACATTTACATCATCTAATGTTTTACCGTACTTTTCCACCCCTTTCCTGTCTTGACTTTCCATAAAATCTTTAATAACATCCATAACATACTCTGTAAACTTAATTCTCAACCCTAATCACCTCTAATAAATTTTCTGTAACATCAACATATGTTTCTGTCATTTCCCTCAACAACGTAATATAAGGAGTCTGGATAACCTGCTGAAACGGTTTATCTAAAATTGCAGAGACTACCATCAACAATTCATATTCAGTCATTTTTGCAACCCCTTCCGCACTTTAACATTAATAGGTTCCGTTATTGCCCTCTGGTGTGACCAGAAATATTCACCAACACGCTTATAAGCTAACCTTCTAGGAATCCCGTTTGCTTCTGCTGTTTGTAACATTTCCTCTGTAAATCCTTTATAATTTTTGCGTTTTCTTTTTACAATGTTTTTATTTCTACACAACCCATGGTGTTCCTTCATTTTATAAAAGGTATGGTTATTGAGAAGCATTTCTTTCATTATTTCTTGGTCAGTCATGTTCTTTTCTTTTAGTTTCAAATATTCTTCTTTAAAGCCCATGATCTATTTCCCTTCACCGCTTTGTAGTCTGTCAATGTATGCTTCGATTTTATCTGAAATCATTTGTATTTCTTTATCTATATAAAATCCAAACTCTATTTTATTTACTTCAAATGATTCACCTTGATACTTTTTATTAAAATCTTTTGTATTCATATTTGCAATGATTCTAACTTCATCACAATAAAAGTTTTCTATATCCTTTTTCAAATTTTCTAATACTATTTTTCTGCTTTCTAAGACTTCTAATTCTTTAATAATGTCAATACGTTTCATCATTATTCCTCCTATTTTATCGTAAAATCTGTATCTTTTAACACTACCCCACCTCTAACCTGTTTCGGTAGCAACTTCCCTGAATGACTAAACCCAACTTCAAAATTTTCAAATGTCACATACTGTTTTATCGATTCAGGCATCCCCGCACACTTTACGTCAATCTTAGTACAGGTGCTTTCCTCTGGATCACATTCTTTAAACTTCTCTTTTCCTTCCTTCTCATTCCACACCATTTTTCCGTATAATTCCTCAATGTAGGTTTTCTGTCTCACATATTTTGCCTTTTTAAAACTACTTTCATGCTTCCATAAACCTAATTTATACGGATCAACAATATCTTTTATGGCTTCTGGAACGTCTAATCCTGTTATATGAATAGAATCTGTATCACAATAACATATTCTATCAAAAACGGATTGCGCTGTTCTAATCGTATAATCCCTTGCATAGGCTGTAATGAAAACACCCATTGCAGTATATACAGGGTCTTTGGTTTCTTCCTCACCAAGTCGAAAACCATTTGACCCGTCTTCTTTTAAATAAGGTACTTTCCCTGTAACATCCATTGAACTAGCAAATTTTCCATAGAGTGAATTAAGCATCAATTTGGCTAGTGTTCGCATGGCTTCATTACCCGTTTTACTAGCTTCCTCTTTTACTTCTATCCAGTAGTCAATATATTCCTTAAACATACCAGATTTTTTCTTGAACTTAAAACCCTCCAAGTATTCAAGGTCATAGAGGTTGTAATGCTCTTTGATTAATTCAAAGTCAACATTACTAACATATAAATCTACTACCCTACCCCCACTATTTTTCAGATATTCATTTTGTTTGAAACGCAAATTCTTTTTAATCTGTATAGTAGGAATGAACCCCTCTTTTATTTCAAATTCACATCGGATATGTTGAATATATAAAGGGTATTGATTATCATGTTGATACTCTCCGCTAAACGGGATAGGCACCCCATAAGGTAAGTCTCTATCGTACATAACGGATGGATATAATGACGTAACATCAAATACCATCCCTTCCCCTATCATCTGTCCTTGAAATAAATCATTTACCCATGTAAAACCGCCTCTATAGGCTTTACGGATATTTAAATCAATTTCAGGATCAAGTACAGGGAACCGTCTAGCAAAAATTTTTTTATCCATCATTGCCTTAAAACTTCCCATTGCATCAGACCCAACAGTCATCTTTTCCAGACCTTGTTTGAACTGTATCTCTAACGCACAGGTGACAATATAGATATCATTATAGATATATTTAATTTCTTCATCGGTGATAACGTGTCCAACAGGACGGAAAGCCTTATAATCAATGTCCCCTTTTTCTACAGGTAGGTTAAAAGCTTTGGCAACAGAGCGAACGGGAAACGGAAGTTTTTTCAAGCTGTCATAAATGACCGTATGTAATTTCTCCCTTCGTTTTCCTCTCTGTTTGAATCCATAACAAATGTCAATCATATACCATTGACCCATTTTTGAAATGATGGTTGTGAAGGTTCTTTCTCTTGCTTCTTTTGCGTTTGTCCATTCGAACCCATTCATTAATAACCAGTTTACAATAAATGAACCGTCAAATTTTAAGTTATGAAAATAGATGTCTGCCTTTACCGATTCACACCATTGCATGAACTCGTTCATGTTGTTTCCTATTTTCCAGTTACCTTTGTTGAACAACTCCATCCATCCATATGCCCACACTCGGCAGTCATCTGGGTCAGTAGTGGTTTCAAAGTCACTCATAAACATTTTTCTAGCCAAATGTTTTCACCCGCATTCACCCCCTACCATCTATCAGGAAAATCCTTTAGTAGCATTGGAATATTACCCTTTATTACATCGTCCATCATACCCGCTAACAGCATCACTGTTTCGTTGTCTGCTTCATCATAGATAAAATCAAAGTCCATATCGTCATTTGATTTATACAACTCATAGAATACAGCGGGATCAAGTTGTTTCACCTTTTCGATGATAGCATCACCGTCACTATTGAAAGCCTTTTTTACTGCTTCTATCCAGTTTAACTGCATTTGGGAAAGGGTTTCATTATAATATTCAATGTCCTGTTCTTCATCAATCCGTTTCATTTTTCGCTGTAAACCGCGCATGTCGCGAATTTTATGAATATCAAATTGTTGTTTGGTTCTGTTTCCTACATCATCAGGGTTTTTCATTAAGAAATCCCTTTGACCTACTGTAATACCTGTTTCTTTCCCACCTGATAGAAAAGGTTTATCCTTGAATACTTCATTAAATTTATCTTTAATTTCGTTCGCCTTTTCTGCCCTTGATTGGTATTCCCTTTCTAATTGTTTGGTGTACGGAACACCGTACTCATTATGAAGCACTCTATTTCCTCTTGAAGAGAACTTTTTTGCTTTCTCTTTCCAGATATTAAAATCCTTTCTAGTGAAAGATTCAAGAGGGGGCAATTCAATCAAACCTGATAAATCTAGTTGATCTTTCTTTTGCACCCTCTTGATTTTTGATTTTACGTTATTCTTTAGGCGATTGTATTCTGCTTTATCCTTTTTTGATATTCTCATTGTTTCACCCACTCAGGGGATGTTTTATCACCCATTTTTCTTAAAGCGTATTTATAGAGGTCATCGTAATCGATTCTAGCTCTATCCAGTCTTACAAAGAAACCCCTTTTTTCAACCTCTTCATAAAGGGTAATGTCTGATAGAGTATCAATATTTAATCTATCAGGATTAAGGATCTTTTTCGATTTATTACGTACTAATTCTCTATTTAATTGGTATCCTTCTAAAAATTTATCTCTGTATAACTCACTAGAAAAATAAAACAGGACTTCACCATTGAAAGCCCTGTATTTACTTTCTCTTAAGTTATGATAGACACCCCATGATGTAGCGGGCATGATATCACCCCTTATTTTTTAGCTAAACCCACGATTTTCACGTCAATAAATTCATGTTTTAAACCTTTTTTCTTAACGATTTTGACTAACATATTCACCCATGATTCATCAGAAGGCTTACCAAAAATTTTGAAAGCATTTTGAAGTGTAAAATATACTGATTTAGATGAAGTAATGAACGGTGTTCCATCAGCATCAATCAGGTATGTTAAGACACCGTATTCTAATTCACCTGTCTTTTCATCTACTTTATCATATGTGCGGAAAATAACATCTTTAATTTCTATTTGTTTGTTAACGTGATCTTTTAAACCGTTTCCGTTTTCTTCTCCACCTTCTAGAAGGTTGAATAAAGCAATTTTTTCTTCTGGAGTTTCAGCAACTACAGAACAGTAATCCGTGTATTTTGCTTTACGAACATATTTGCCCTCTTCATTAATAACAACGTCATAACGATCATTTGATTTTGCAACATTTTTAGAAACTACCACTTCATTTTTGTCTTTGTTTTCTTCGTTTTCTACATTTACATTCATTTCGTTTGTCATTTTGTCATTTCTCCATTTCATCATTTAAATTTTTAGGGGTCATTGTAATATGTAAGGATCACTTTTGACCCCACTTGTGAGTTATAAGCTTGGAACTACCAGAGGGTTATTTCCGTAACCATCTAGGATAATGTACAATAGATTGATTGATTTTTTATTTTTAATAAATTTTAAAATGTATTAAACTTCTGGTTTTTCTTTTACTTCTTTGATTGTTGCGAATGAAATAAAATCTTCTACTGACATTTCATAAACTTGTGTTTCTACTTCTGTACTAAGGATAGTCAACCCTGACCCCATTTCCTTCGTAAGAATTTTTAATGCTTTTTCAGCATCCACATTGCCCACTAGAATACTAGAATCTTTTGTTACTTCTGGTTGACCCTCAACCACTGTTAATTTAGCGAATTCTACTTTTGTAGAAGTCACTTCACGTTGCATCATTTTAACTGCCATTTTTATTTC